AAGTAACCACTAAAGTAACCACTAAAGTAACAACTGATGTACCATCACTTGATGAAGCACCACTTGATGAAGCACAACTAGATGAAGCACCACTTGATGAAGCATCACTTGATGAAGCACCACTTGACATTTGAATGCGAGAATGATACTGAAGATGAAAATGAGACTGAAGATGAAGATGATAATGAATCCTATTATGAATGGCATAGTCGGTCAGATAGATAGTAAATTGCAGAATTTAACACACACAAAATACAGCAAAGCTGCAATTGATCAGTGGATGCAATTACATTGCTTTAATTAAAACCAAAGCAATGTAATTGCACTGATTAACTTTATTTATCAATAAATACAGCATAGCTGCAATTGATTTGCAATGCAAATCATAACTTAGTTTGCAGAATTTAACACACACAAAATAAAAATTAATATATTGATATATTTATATAAATATATTGATATAACAAATGACAAAATCATCACGTCAATCAAATCGTATAAATACTTTTACAAAACATATAAATAATCAATTTAGTCAAAAGTATCTAGATTTTATATTACAACGTAATGGTAACTCTACGCATAATGTAGATTGGTACTATATATCAAAAAATCCAAATATAACGTTTGATTTTATTAATAGTCATCCTGAATATCCTTGGAACTATCAAGGTATTTCTGGTAATCCAAATATAACAATAGATATTATAATAGACAATCCCGATAAACCTTGGTATTGGTACAAAATATCATATAGAAAAGATATAACGATGGATATTATTAAAAAATATCCCAATAAACCTTGGGACTGGGAAGGAGTATCGTATAATCCAAATTTAACAATGGATATGATCGAAAGTAATCCCGATAAACCTTGGGATTGGCATTGGATTTCATTAAATAATAATATTAATCTGGATTTTATTGAGAAAAATATAAATAAATCTTGGTGTTGGTTACTACTTTCTTATAATATAAATATTATAATGGAATTTATTAAAAAATATCCTAGAAAACCGTGGAATTGTGGTTGGATTTCTCGCAATCTATACAAAGAAGAAAAAGATGAGTTTATTCTAAAAAAATATAAAGAATATTTAGCTGCTTATAAAATTCAACAATTCTATTTTCATAGAAGATTAAATCCAATGTACGCTCTATGTAGAAATCAAGTTAATTGTTTTTATGATAACTATATAGCAATATAATAACTATATAGTTATCATAAAAACGATATAGCAATATAATCAATTTATTTAATTTAAAATAATATTTTTTGCAAGATCCAATATATAAAAAATACAATAGTAATTTTTATAATAGTTTTAGCAATTCTAATATTCTGCTTTGCTGATTCCATTATAAAATTTTGTATCGAGTCATCTATGTTGTGCATTTTAATTTAACTACTATAGTAATAATAATTAAATTATATCAAATTCAGTTTTTCTGGTTTTTTAATAAAAAAATTGATTAAAAGAATAATAATAGTAGATAGTAGTAATTATATAAATGGGAGTACCAGGATTTTTTTTGTGGCTAATGAAACAATATAAAACTAAAAAATTTGTTTTTCCAAAAGCAAATATGCCAGCCGATCATTCAATCAATAAGATTGATTGGTTTTTAATTGATATGAATTGTATGATTCATCCAGTATGTTTTAAAACATTGGAAGAAATTACAAAAAATTTAGATAATAATAAGATTGAAAATAGAATGATTGATCGAGTGATAGAATATTTGGAAAGTACAATTGCTCACGCTAAACCAAATAAAGGTATCTACATAGCAATTGATGGAGTGGCACCAGTTGCTAAAATGAAACAACAACGATTAAGAAGATATAAATCGATACATGACAATGCTCTATATACTAATTTACGAAAAAAACATAATAAAATAGAACCAGTTACTTGGAGTAATAGTAGTATTACACCAGGGACTCTATTTATGAAAAATTTAAATAATAGAATAAATGATTGGGCAAAGATTTATTCTAAAAAAAACAAATTGGAAATAATATTTTCATCAAGTAATGTACCGGGAGAAGGAGAACATAAATTATTACAATATATTAGAAATAATGCCGATAAGTCTTTATATTATGTAATATATGGATTGGATGCCGATTTACTATTTTTAGCACTAGCAACCAATTTAGATACAATATATCTCATGCGAGAGGGTAAAATTTTAAAGGATTGTAACACTGAATCGGATGGATTTAATTTTGTTTCTATTTCAATTATGAAAGAATGCATTGTAGATACAATGGAAAAACAATTAAATATCCTCATAAAAGATAAAATGAATTGTAGTTTGATAGAAATGGATCGCAGTAGATTAATTGCAGATTTTATATTTATTTGTTATTTAATGGGCAATGATTTCTTACCTCATCTACCTTCATTAAATATATATGAAGGGGCAATCTCCCTATTAATTAAATATTATATTGAAACATTAATAGAGTCTACAAATGACAATTATTTGATTAATATAACGAGAGATAATATTAACACCGATACATTTTATAAGTTTATAGATAGATTGGCAAGTATTGAAGAGGAAACATTGAAAGCATCATTTTTAAAAAAAAAATATAAAACACCTTGTACATCGGAAGATCCATACGATATAGAAGTTCATCGAATAGAAAATATGAGATTTAAAGTTGATGATAAGATACAATTAGGAAGTGATTCAATGGAACAATGGAGACCTAGGTACTATTCACACTATTATAATACTACAACTGTAAGTAGCACTAATGTAAGTGGCACCACAGTAGATACTTTTAGTAAAAAAATGGTAGAACATTATATGCTTGGATTGAAATGGGTCACATTATATTATTTTGATAAGTGTCCTGATTGGGAGTGGTTTTATCCATACGATCATCCACCATTCTTACAAGATATTTCAACTAATAAATTTAATTTTAATACAATGATATTTTCAATCGATCAATGTACCATATCGCCATTTGAACAATTATTAATAGTATTACCACGACAATCAGCATTTTTATTACCTGAAAAATTAAGAAAAATAATGTTAAATTTAAATAGCAGTGCTGTACACTTGTATCCAACTACTTTTGAATTAGATCTTATAGGTAAAAAAAAGTATTGGATGTGTACCCCGATATTACCCGACTTAGAAATCGATTTAATTAAAGCATTGTATAAAAAATATGTGGCGAGTCTTTCAAGTGATGTAAAAGAAATGAATCAAACAACCGATATATCAATATATCGGTTATAATCTTCACTAAATGGACTAATATGTTAATTGAAAATCAGTATCATTATTACTCTTAGATATAATATCATATACATTCTCAGGAACATTATGTGCCATTTTAATTATTCTTGAGACATTTGATTCTCGATTACATATACAAATATTTGAATTTATTATAATATCTATACCGCATATTAATTCCATAGTATGACTATATAGTTGTTCTTTATTCATTTCACTTATAGGTACAATTTTTTTAATTTCATTTAAATTAAAATATTTTTTATTTTTTTCATTAGTATTAATAGAATTTATTAATTGTTTTTTATAATCATTGTTTGTAATTGCACCAATATTATTTTCATCACAAGTAGTTATTAATTTAATATTTAGATTATTATTATCTATATATTTGAGTAAATTAATAAAACAAGTATAATCATCAGTCTGTAAAAAAATTATTTTACAAGTTGGATTTTTTTTTAATAATAATTCTATATAGATATATTCATCGGTTAATACACTCTCGCTGGCTAGTTTATCACCCCGTCTAATATAGATAGAATCATATGTATTTTTAACTAAATTATATTTAGTCTTCACTATATTAATTTCATTTATTGTATTTTTATTATATCTATATACTTCTTTTAGAGCACTACGATAATCTTCTACAGTAAATGATGTATTGATCAACTCAATTTTAAATTCTTTTACTCTATTATTATCTATTTTATTAAAATTTAGTTCAGTATTATCAAAATAATCAGTCCACCCATTATTTACTTTATATAACCACTCGTTTGAATTAATTTTAAAATTAATTTTATTTTTCTTACAATATAGATAATGATTGAGTGTACATCTAAGCATCGCATAGAATCCTTTATTAGATAGTTTAGATACAATTAAGCTACTATCATAATTTTCAAATGTTTCAATAGAACTGTTATTTAATTTTTTTATAACTTGTTCGCTATTATAATAATCTAAAACATCTTTATGCTCCAATTCATAATTATGATATTGCCATTCGCAATTATTGCATTTTTTATCAATATCTTCTTCATAATGAGATGCACTTATAAATTTACCATCACCGAAGAATCCACTCATAAATGAATAACTACTACTTGTTGATATAATAGCTGGTGCATAAAATATAGTAGCAAAATCATCTAACTGGGATTCACTTTGTATAATAACTGTATATCCTAAGTTTCTTAAATATTTTATTAATGATTCAACATATATATCACAATACTGTGAGTTCTTTACATTTGAATGATGGCTATTATTATATATTATCATTACTTGTTTATTCAATGTACTAATACTATTCAATGCATCTTTAAAAAATTTATATTTCTGAAAATGATATTTTTTCTGTCTAATAAATGGTATATCGGCACATCTAAAATGAATTACCGTTTTATTAACTTTTTTTACTAAATTATTTTTGATAAAAGCTGTTTTATATATTGAATTAATTAATGGTTTCATACATAACCAGAAATACTCACTTGTCGTATTATCTACTGTCCATATACAATGATAATTTATTGAATTTAAAAAACTATGATCAATAATATCTTTACCATTCCTACCTTGTTTAAATTTATTATATATCTCTACGAATTCTTCTTTTTTTATATTATTTCTTAAATCTTTAAAAAATACATCATTATTATATTTATCATAATTAAAATCAGTGTTATTTAATATAGATTTTGCTATATCGATAAAATACTCACCTAATTCATTACCTATATTATATTTAGAATCAGGTAAAAACGTATCAATACCTAACTTATTGTAAAAACTATAAAAGAATATAATTAATAGTATAATTATAATTATAATTAGAATACATTTTATTAGAATACATTTCATTTAAATATATTTAGAAAATATTAAATAGACATAACCTTGTATTCGAGTTACGACTCACTGTTTATAAAATATTTTTCATAACTCGTAATGTAATATAAGTTTAATTATTATTATTTAAAAGTAATATTAAAAATATACATAATAGTAATTATGAGTGAAGAAAGTAAAGATAAATTAGAACAAAAATTTAATCAAATTCCCTTTAGAATGGAAACAATTCATAAAATGATAAATGGTAAAATATTAGACAGTATGATAGATAATGCATTAGATAATAATACTAATTCAACTGAAGATATTAGAGAGATATTACCAAAAAAATATATTGATTTTAATAAGGCGATTAAAGATTTGGGAGGTAAATTACTATATATAAAGAGTGGATCAACAGGGCATACATTCAAGGGTGTACATCCCGCGCCAAATGAAGATAATAAAGCAAATTATGCATTGAAAGTAGTTGCATATCCAAGAAAGGAAAATTATGGTGATATGTTTAATATTAAAAGACCAGAAAATGCCGAATTATTAATGTTAAAAGTATTATCTGAATTTGTAAGAAATAAACAGACACCTCATATTATTTTACCAATGACTACATTTAATACTAGTATAAAACCATTTATCAGTCTACCAAAAGATAATATTGTTTGTAATAAAAAATTTGATCAATTTGTTAAAAGATACAAGAAAGGAGAATATTATGATAATGTATCGGTATTAATATCTGAATGGGCAAATTCTGGTGATTTATTAGATTATATTAAAAGTAATTATAAATCGATGCAAGTTAAACATTGGCGTAGTATATTTTTTCAATTATTATCAGTATTAGCTATTATACAAAACAAATATCCTAGTTTTCGTCATAATGATATGAAGGCCAATAATATATTGGTTCATAAAATTCCATCTCATAATACTAATAATAAATTTAAATATAAAATAAATGGTCAAATTTACATTGTATTAAATACGGGAATTCAATTAAAATTATGGGATTTTGATTTTGCGTGTATACCTGGAATTGTAGATAATAGTAAAGTAGAAGCGGAATGGACTGATCGTATTAATGTAAAACCAGAACAAAATAGATATTATGATGTTCATTATTTTTTTAATACTTTTACTAAAAAAGGGTTTTTTCCTGAATTTTGGACCGATGATGCAATACCGCAGAAAATTAGAGATTTTGTATTGAGAGTAGTACCTGATAAATTTACTAAAGGTAATGATGTTACCGATAGAGGACGACTATTAATAAATGAAGAATATTTGACACCAGATAATATTTTAAAAAATGATCAATTGTTTAAAATAATGCGGAATGAATCTATAGTATAAAAATATCAGATAGAATCTACGAAACAAGTAAGTATCATTTAATCTCAATGATTAGATTGTACTCATTGTAGTAATTAGTATACTATCTTTATCAGATGATGTATCTTCACTCGATAAATGAATAATATCTGGTATTAAATTGAGTATATTATTATCATTTTCAATATTACAATTGATATTACTATTGATATTACTATTGATATTACTATTGATATTACTATTATTTATCAATATATGATCTTTTCCTGAAATTTTATCAAATAAATATCTATCAATTGTTTTATCTTCTATTTTATCTTCAAGATTTTTATTTTCAAGATTTTTATTTTCAAGTTTTTTATCATTCTCTTCAACTATATAAAAATTTCCATTAATACCAAATAATGAATTTTGACCAATAAATAATTCATTTTTAATTGGTATAAATTTAATTGTAAGTGTGTGTTTCTTTTCACTAAATATCGTTGTATTATTTACTAATTGATATCCAATCATTTCAATATTCTTTAATAAATAGGTGGAATCAAGTTCTTTTATATAAAATATCTTTTTAGATATCATAATATTACTATATTGTAAAAAATGGGATTTTAAATATTTTAATAATATTGATGTATCGTTATCATTTATATAATTTGTTTTTTTACTAGCTATTACTTTAAATGTGTCTTTTATTTTATTTAATAATTTATCTATATTATTATTGATACTAAGTATATAGATAATAATAAGTATAACAAATAATAATATGATAGAATATATAATATAGTTCATTATATATATATAATAAAAAATACTAATATTAAACGCTTAAACATATTTGAAATTATTTAAATTTTTTATGAAATCTCTATTTGGTTTAATGATTGAACGTTTTGATTTTATTAAATTATAAGCTGTTGTATAATCCCAATTATTTTTTTTCATAAAATATGCAATTAATATAGTGGCACTCCTTGATATACCTGCGAAACAATGTATTAATATTTTTTTATTATCTTTTATAGATTTATCTATTGTATCAAATGTAATATTAAAATATTGTTCTATATTTTGTCCCATCGTATCATCTACTGGTATTCTAAGATAATTATATGGTACATTATGTGAATTTAGTTTATTTTCAAAATAATTTGGAATATTCTTTGTACAATTTATAATTTCAGTAATATTATTTTTATCTAATGATTTTTTATCATTTGCACCCAAGACCCCCGATAAATATATATTGTCGGTAATTTGTGATATAATTGTAAAATTATTAATTTTATCAATCATATTAAAATTTTCAACTATTGAGTTTTTTACTGTAGAGTTTTCAGGATTTATAGAGTTTTCAACTATTGAGTATTCGTAATTATCAATTTCTTTTTTACTATATTTATATGGATAATATTTCATTAAAATATATTATATAATATATTTTAATAAAAATTTATCTCATAATTAAGAAATTGATATCATCTGCATCTATTTCAGAATAAACATCTATAATTTTTATTTCAATAGGTAGTATGGGGTTTAATAAATTATTGAACTGAATATTATTAGCTTCAGCTAATTGAAAATACATTATATTATTAATTAATATTTTACTAATACGATAAAAAATATATTCTAAATATATTATTTTATCATTATATTTTAAATCTAAAAAATCATATATTGAATGTAAGACTGTATGTGTCTTAATAAAAAAATTATATTTAAATATCTTATACACCATTTCTAAACGTAATATCATTTCATCTATGTGAATTGATTCATTCACTACATTATTTAAATTATTTATTTTAAGATGAAAGTATATAGAACCTTTACTACCATCAAATATTGCCATAAATTTATTTTTAACATTTATTAAATGATATATTTGATCTTTTATATTTAATTTCCAAAATCTAGAATTAGTATATTTTTTCTTCCATTTTAATATCATTTGATTAATTGTAAATTGTTTAGCAATAAGACTATAATAATCTTTTATAATAGAAGAAGAAACTGGTTTTTCTATTAAAATCTCTTGGTATATAGAAAAATGTATAATAGAAACATAATTATAATGATATTTAAAAAAAAATCTCAGTTTAATAGATAGGGTGTCATCATCTTCTAATAAAGTAATGATATTATGTAAATAATTAATTGGATCTTTTATATCCTTTATTTCATTTTCGATTATATCCATATTTATAAATAGAATAGATTTAAAATAGAAATATATTATATGAGACAAGTCAAGCAGATGCATTGCATCAGCTTGATTTGTCTCTTATGAGCGGGAAATGTTTCGACATTACTGTCTGTCGAACCGTAACAAGAAATTAATTCTAAAGTTGAATGAAGAAGCAATGCTTCTACATACTTAAATATAGAGCTAGCTCTATATTTAACCCCGCTACTATACAACCCAACTCATATGTGTTGACACGAATTATTTCATAGTTATTCTATACTTCCAAATATATAAATAGATATCTTATTGCTATAAATTTAATTAACTGGCATATTGGCATTGATATAATAGGATTATCTAATGTACATTTTACTATAATGGGTGAAATTAAACCTATATATATTATTTCAAAAATTAATATTAATGAAACTCTATATAACCACGTCCAATTAAATAAAAATTTATTTTTATAAAAGGATACAAATATTTCTTTTACTATTAAAATAATAATTATATTTATTAAATTTATAATTAATGTAATAATAAGATTTTTTAGTTTGGTTTTTCTTACAAGTGAGGATATTAAATTAATACTAAAATAACCTACTGTAATACCAATAATAAATCCTACAACATTCATCATCCAATCTAATGAAAATCCATTTAATGATAGATTATTACTAAGATGTAAATTTAATGCTTGGAATATAAACATAATAATAATTGTTAATAGTATGTTAATAAGTAGATCGATCATATACTATTTTTGAGAAAAACATTTAAAAAAAACATTTAAAAAAAACATAAAATAAAATATTTTAAAAAAACATTTTATTTTATGTATACTTTTTTTTATAATTAGTTTGTATATAAACAAGAATATATAATTATATTAATGGGATTCTTTGATTACAAATTTATGATCTTAGTTGGATTAAGTATGATTGTTTATTTTTTATATCGTGAAGTGGAATTAATAAACAAACGTTTTAGTCGTGATATAACATTATTAAATGAACAAGTATTATGTTTAGAAAATCATTGCAATATAGCAACTAATAAACCAGTTTTAGAACTTGATTTACCATTACCACCACCACCACCAGTTTCTAAAAATATAATAGAAGTTCCAATAACTATTGGAAAAAATAATAAAAATATTAAAAATATTAAACATATCGAACAAGAAATTTTAATGGGTACAGTCGAAGAATATAGTAATGAGATGATATACAGTAATAGTAATACATTAGATCATGATACTACAATGGTTGAAAGCCTAGTGGATATGACTATAAATGATAAAAAGAAAGAAATTGAATTGGAAGAATGTAGTACGAGTGATTCAGACAAAAATACAAGTAGTGTAGACTCTCCTGTAAAGAATGATGTAAATGATTCCCTGATACAAGTATCTTCTCATAATAATTTATTGCCAGTACCAAATTCACCAATAGTAGCAAATTCACCAATAGTAGCAAATTCACCAATAGTAGCAAA